GGGTCGGTTGCGGACGGCATCGGAATTCCCTTTCAATAAAAAATCAGGCGACGTTGACTGAAATCTCCCATGTGTAGACAATCGAGATCGAAACCGTTTTGACGACCGGCGTATACGTCACCCGGGATAGCATCGTGCCGCCCGTGTACCGGTTGAATATCCCGGCCTCGGCCAGCGTGTTCCCGTTCGCCTCGGCGGTCGTCAAAAACATCTGGAAATTGATCTTGTAGTTGTTGGGCGACAGCGGAATTCGCCGGCGGGTGATGAGTTTCCGGTAGACCTCCGCCCCCAGGGCCGTGTTCCCCGCGGCCGGGGCCGTGCCGGATGTCCCCACGGCGATATGCGACGGCCGTCTGGGATATCCGCCCAGGAGTTCGGCGACATGGACCCTGCCGGATGTCACGATCAGATTTCCGAACCATTTCCCGAGAATGAGTTTCCCGGTTTCGACATTCCGGGCGCAGACGAAACACCGGCCCTTCATCCCCACCATTCCAGATTCCATTATCCGACCTCCATGTTCCCGACGCCCTCGAGGTGCGCGACGCGGTCCGAATCCTTGCCGTTGAAAGTATACCCGACGGAGGAATAACCGACAGTCCATATTGACCAGGTGTCGTCGGCGTCGTCAATCAGCGGATCGGCCGTCGTGAACGTTTCCGCCAAAATGACTTCCTCGTCGAAGTCCAGAAGAAGCGAAAGCGTTTCGGTTTCCCGAATTGATTTCCTCTCGTAGGCCGCCATCTGCTTGAAGAATTCGTGCCAGCCGCCGATATGCTCCCCGCCGACGGCCTTGATATCGTATCGCAGGATCGGACCCTGAACGCCCGACTGAAGATCGAACGTCCGCACGGAATCAATGAGAACCGTGTCCGTGAATTGAAATTCCGGCAGGGTGATGTCCTGCACCATTCCGGATTTCAAGCCGCCAGCGTCGGTCTGGTAGTCAATCTCCGTCAGGTCCGCGAAGATTCCGTATTTCCGCAGGAGCATGTCGGCTTTCTGCTCGGCGTGATCGAACGACTCTATCGAGTAGTCCTCCTCCATGTCCTCGTAGCGTCCCGATCCGCCCTCGGCCGATGCCCGGGCCGAAATCTCGCCCGGCGTCGTCTTCTGGATGAAGACTGGGAACAGGCCGTAGTAGTACACGACGATCAGGTCCCCGATTGCCGGGGCCGTACCATCGGCGTCAATCGTCAGTTCCTTCTCGCCCTTCTGGAAATACCATTGCGCGAAACCCTCATTCGTTCCCCGGACGCCGATGATCTGCTGAATGCCGTTCACATAGACAATCGGCTCCGAAGCGACCTTGTAGACGGTCTGGAATGACCGCGTCGTCCCGTCACCGTGAAATTCCTCCTGCTGTAGATCGGTGATGTCCTCGCCTCCCCGTACATACTGAACATTCCGGTAAAGTTCCCGGTGCTGAATGACATGGACATTGCGATAGTTTCCAGAACCCTGGAAAAGATCGAACGGAGACGGGTTTGTCGAGGGATCGTAGAATCGTAAATTTTTGTCATAGTCAATCTCCCAGTTGTAGGCCGACATCTTCGCCAGATCGGAGATCGCCTCCGTCGCCGTGACGTATGGGAACACGCACCGGTAGACCGAAACGCCATTCGAGACATACGTCGTCGTTATGCTTTCGCTCGTCAAATCTTTCGCGACGATATCCTTGACGATGTCCCCCGCGAGTTGTTCCTCGTAGATTCGGGCGACGAGCCGCTTGTCGCAGAGCCAGGTGTAGTCGACAAATTCGACCTCGAAGAACATCGCTGAATTTTTCATCGGGACATGACGTTTCACCCGGGCGATATTTCCTTCGAAGATTTTCACGCCGTCGTATTTTATCTGAATCGAATTTCCGACGACGGGAATATACGGGACGACAGCGTCGCGCCGGTAATTCGTCAGGTCCACCATGTTGAACCTTCCGGTCTTCCGGCTGTTGTAGTGATCGTTGATTTCGAACGTCCCCGGGACGACGTATTTCGTCCGGTTCACGCCAGCGATGATGAATTCGAGCCAATGCTCCGGGGCCGTCTCGACAGCGCCCCATACGAGAAGGGTATCCGACTGGCTGTCGTGATCCGCCTCGATCCAGTTGACATCCCGCGATACGGAATGAACCCGGAATTCGTCGAGTGAGCCGTCGAGATATCCGTAGGCGCCCGCGACGTTCCTCGCGATGAAAATCGTCTGGTTCGCCGCCGGCGCGGAAAACGAGGAGCCCATCGTATTCGATGCGTCCAGGGCGCCGTCAATATATATTTTTCCGGTTCCGAATCCGGCCACGTTTTCGAATGTGACGTGAACATGATACCGGGTGTCGTATTGGATGACCGCGGTCGAGGTGACGATGGTGACCACGGACGCGCCGTTCGTGAACGAGAACACCAACTTCCGGCTCGCGTTCAGCGAAATTTGATACGCGAGATATTTTTCGATGACGATTCGGCCCTCGGTTCCAAGATCGGCAATTTCCAGCCAGAAGTCGAACGTCACGGGGAAATGATTCAGATTCGTCGTCGTCGCCTTGTACCCGGACCCGTGTTGTCCCGCGGTCCCGGTGTGAAATCTGATCTGCTTGCCGACGGCTCCGTCCACGGACTGATTGTAAGCGGGTTGCCATGCCGTCAGATCGTTGCTCGCAGTCGCATCGGTGTACGGTCCGGCCGCGGCATCCTTGAGGTGCCAGACGGCCCGGTAGTCGCCGTCGAATGTGGCATCCGGATCGCTCGCGGCCGTTGCCGATGGATTCGAGGCGTACAGGTAGAATTCGGTCGCACCATCTGGAACCTTGACCCAGACCCAGGAATTCCCCGCGGCGTCCCAGCGTTCGATCTCGTAGTCGAGTTCGGTGACCTGATCCGACGCGACGAAACGCAGGTCATCCCCGCCGGCCTTGAAGTTCGCGTATGGGATTCTGGCCGCGGTGATCTTGACCAGGACCCGGAGGTCGGTCCGCGGGTTTGAAACGGTCAATTTGACCCGTTTCGACCAGTCCATGTCCCACCATACACCCATGATCGCCCCTAAAACCGTCAAAAACAGGCCTAGAATCGCTTTTTGCCTGAAAAAGGCCCCCCGGGGTCCATAGATCGCCCGGATTCGATTCTGGCCGATTTTAGGTGGATGGGGAAAATTCCCCACCTACCATGCTAAATTCATGTCGCCGGGGTCAACGTGACCGCCGTCCGGTTGCCGTCCTCGTCCACCGTTCCTGAAATCCGCGTCGCCGTGCCGGCCGGATTTTTGAAGACCGGGGACGATCCGCCCTGGCCGGAGGACACCCCGGCGACCGCGGACATCGCGACCCCCAGGGCCTGCCGGGCGTTCACCCCGGTTTCCACGACCACGGAATCCAGCCCCGCCGCGGCCAGGGCGTATCCGGTCTTGCTCGCGGTCGCGACAACGACCCCATCCGTCCCGGTGTCCGCGAGAATCGCCTGCGCCGTCGTCTCCAGGGCCGCCGTCGCGGCCTTGGCGACCGTGGCGTCCTTGGCAACCGTAGCGTCCTTCGCAACGGTCGCATCCTTCGCCACCGTCGAATCCTTCGCCATGTCGGCATGGATCGAACCCGTAACCGGAGACACCGCCGAGACGTTCTGATCTTTCAACGCCTTCGCGATGATTCCCTTCGTCGTCGCGCTGTCATTCAGGTCAACCGCCGTCGCCGTCGCGTCCCAGTTCCCGGCACCGTGCGCCGCGGAAAGCGTCGTATCGACATCCGCCGGGGTGATCCCGGTCTGGATCGCCGTGATCGCCGTCGCGTTCGGGGCGTCAATCAGGTCCATTTCATCTCCGGCCTGCGCCGCGGTCTTCGCGGCATCGTAAGCCGCCGCGAGCGTCACCGTTCCGGCCGTCAACGTCGCTTCCTTCGCAACCGTAGCGTCAAGTGCCCCGGCCGCGAACCCGGCAACAACGGTGGCCTCTTTGGCGACCGTAGCGTCGAGCGCACCCGCCGCGAATCCCGCGGTTACGGTCGCTTCTTTGGCGACCGTGGCGTCTTTCGCAACCGTGGCGTCCAGTGCTCCAGCCGCAAAGCCAGCCGTCACGGTGGCTTCCTTGGCAACCGTGGCGTCCAGCGCCCCAGCGGCAAAACCGGCCGTAACCGTCGCTTCTTTGGCGACCGTGGCATCCAACGCCCCGGCGGCGAATCCTGCGGTGACGGTGGCTTCCTTCGCAACCGTCGCATCGAGAGCGCCCGCGGCAAAGCCAGCCGTGACCGTGGCCTCCTTTGCGACTGTGGCGTCCAAAGCGCCAGCCGCGAACCCCGCGGTCACCGTCGCTTCTTTCGCCACGGTGGCGTCCAGGGCGCCCGCGGCGAATCCCGCCGTGACATCGGCCTGCAGGGTAGCGGCGGACGCAACGAGAGAATCCAGGTTTCCGCCGGATTCGATAGCGGTCAAATCAATCTGATCCGAAAGCGTTTCGAGCGTGTCGGAGTCCGCGCCCGTGCGCGCGAGTTTGTCGAGACCGTAAGTCCCATTCGTCAGCAGATCGTTGTTGTCCTTCGCCGTCGCTGTCGTCAGGGCGTAGCGCTCGAAAAACAAAAACACGGAGGCGACCTTTGCCGAGATCACCACCCAATCCGCCCCGGAGGCGAACGCGGCGTCCGGATAATCCACCCTGTACAGACCCGGCATATTCGTGGCGTCAACCTCTTTCAGCCCGCCGTCGGAATGCGCGGAATCCACGGCCGCCAGATCGGAAGCCGCAACGGCCTGGCGGGTTCCGCCCTGCCGCCAATACGACAGCGTGAAATCCGCGGCGACCTTCCCGGTCTGCTCCGTGTTGTCCAGCGTTTTCCGCAAGACGACTTGAGCCGAAAAATCAGTCGTCCCAACCTTGATTTCGCCAGCCATCTTATCCGACATGACAGTCCTCCGTTATCCCAGATTCGAAATAGGTTTCATCCCGCGAAGGCCACCACGACCGCCGCCGATTGAAAATTTCCAGTTTATGTTGTTCTGCGTCCCGCCAATCGAGCCAATCGCCCAGACCAGATTTCCGCCGGACGCGTCGCAATCCGTGACGTTGATTTTGTCGTCGAAATAATTTGTCCCTGTGGATGTCCAGAAGTATTGTTCCGTTCCGGAATTCGAAATCAGCACGGACCTTGTGGACGACGTTCCATCGGAATACAGATCGCAAGGATACGTATAGGTCACGCCGTGCGTGTAGACATGAGTCTTGCTCGCGCCGAAATGGAGTTGCACCCCGGCCGGGATCGTCGTCGCCAACTTGCTCATCGTCGCCATCTGCGCCGCGTCGTAGTACCGGATGATGCTCCCGCTGGCCGGAGTGAATCCCGAGTAGGAAATCGTCTCGTTGCCTTTCAGTTTCAATTCCGCGCCGGACGCAACGGTCAACTGATCGGGAACCGTCAGATTGTACCCGGCGAGGCTGAATACGCCCTGGGCGACAGCCAAATCCTGCCCGGCACCGATGAGTATGAGGTTCCCGCCCAGCGCCGCCTCGCCGCTGGCCTTGTTGATCGTGAACGTCCCCGAGGGATACGCGCCACCGTTGATCGTCTGCGCCCCGGCGCCGTTGACTATAAGGGCCACGGTTCCCGTGAACGATCCCACCGTGTTCCCCGTGATGCTCGCGCCGCCCAGGCCGATGGTGCCACCGTTGACGACATAGTTTCCGGTCGAGGTGTCGAACGTCCCGTTGACCTGCATCGTCCCCGTGATGGTGATAGAATACCCGCCCGCATGGGCGATCCGCACGTTGTTCAGGGTCTGCGATCCGATGTTCACAGTCATCGTCTGGCCCATGAACCTTATCGTCCCGGTGTGGCTGATGTTGCCATTCGTGACGAGAAGTCCGCCGCCGGTCCCCACGATCTCGATGACATCGTTGATCGTCAGCGTTGAGCCTCCGGACTTGTCAACCTCGATGCACGGGAATTGCGCCGTCCCGCCAGCCCCGTTGACCTGCAACGTCTGCGCACCGGAGCCGTCGAATTTGATCAGCGTCGTAGAATCAATACTGACGCCCGCATCGGTTGTCGTCGAAGACCCGGCGACCGTGATCGTGCCGCCCGTCATCTTGCCGACATTCGTCAACGTGAACGTCCCGTTGACATCCATCGTCCCGGTCTGATCCCAGTTCTGGTTGACCGTGTTGATCTCAACATTCCAGAAGATGTTGGACCCGAAATTGACAATCTTCGCCGGCGACCGGAACCACACGGTCCCGCTGTTGTGCGTGAATGTTCCGGCGCTCATCGTGACGTATGTCCCGTTGAGTTGCATCGTCCCGCTGGTCGATAGGAACGCGCCGCCGTTCATCACGAAATCGCCGGTGACCGTGATGGAGTTCGCGCCGCCGACGAATGAGCCGCCGTCAATCGTGATCGCATTGCCAGACGCCGGGGTGCAAGTGAGATTGTAGTTGCCCTGGTTGTACGCGGAGCATGCGACGAGCCACAGCCGTTCGATGGATCTTGTCGCGCCGTTATTGAACGTCCCGGTCCCGTTGATCTTGAGAATCTTGTAGGCCCAATCCTTGATGGTGTACGTCCCGGTCCCGTTGTATTCCTGAATCGAGCCGGAGGACAACGTAAGCGTGGCGTATGTCACGGTCTCGCCGCCCTGCATTCGTAGAGTCGCCGCGTTCGCCACGGACAGCACATCGGCAACGGCCAGCGTGAACCCGGCCAGATCGAGGATGCCCGCCGTGATGACGAGGTCTTGCCCGGAACCGTTCAGCGTGAGATTCGCCGCAAGAATGGCGTACCCGCTGGCCTTGTTGATCGTGATAGTCCCGTCCGGCAGGTCCGAGCAGGTGATCGTCTGCGTTCCGGTTCCGTTCAGGGTGATCGTGCCGGATCCCGCGACGGAGGCATCCGTGGACGTCAAATCCCCGCCGACGAGGATCGCACCGACAATCTGATTCGCCGTCGTGATGACGAGATTCGCGGAAATATTCAGCGTCCCCGTGACGGTGAAACTATATGCCGCTTCGAGGTCAATCGTGATGTTGACATAACTTGTCACGGAATCGTTGAATGAACCGGACCGGCTCTTGAATTTCAGGGTCCCGACATGGGTGATCGTCCCGTTCGTCCGCGTCACCCCGCCCAGCATGCACAAGGTATGCCCGGTGTCTCCGATGGTCAGGGTCCCCCCGGCCTTGTCGCAATTCAAGGCGGCCGGGAAATTCCGCAACGCGGCGGAGTTGCACTTCACCCATTGATCCCCGTTCAAGTCGAATTTTATGACGCCGGTCATTGTCGCCGCGAATGTGGACTCTGCATACGAGCAGGTCATGTTTCCGGATAGTGCGATTGTCCCGCTGTATAGCGGCCCCCCGGCGTTCCACGTCAGATCGGCGTTGATATCCCATGTCCCCGTGAGCGAAACATATCCGCCCCCGGTGATGACGGAAACATCGGCACCCCAGGCATAAGTTCCCGGTGTGATTATGAATCCGCTCGATCCGCTTCGCTCAAAAATGATCGCGTCCGCGGCAATCGCATAAGTTCCTGACGTATACACGAATGATCCGCCGGTGAATTTAATGGTGTCCCCCGCGGCCCCGAATGTCACCGTGTTTGTGTTCGCGATTTCCACGAGCATCCCGAAATCTCGGGTATTGCCGGGGGAATCCAGAATGACAGTCTGCGCGGTTGATCCGTCGAATTTGCAGGTGGTGTGCGCTGAATCCAGCCATAGGGTTGTCCTTGCGATCGTGATATCCCCTGCGAGCGTGATCGTGCCGTTGTAAAATTTTGTATTCGCTCCCGTAATCAGGTCCCCATCAATATCCCACGTTCCGACGACATACAGAGCCACGTTCGTAGTGCAAGTGACATTATTGAAAATATTCGATCCCATCGTGAACGTGATGCTCGCGCCGTCATTCTTGTCTACCAGGAGCAATCCGCTGGCGTCGTGGAATGTTCCGGTCATCACGAATGTCGGATATGTGGACCCCCCGGTCAGATAGAATGTCCCGCTGGTTGATGTGAAATCGCCGCTGGCCGTCACGGAGAGATTTCCGTTGAGGTCAATATTTCCGGAACCGCCCAAGAAGAAACCATCGACCTGCGTGAAATTCTGATTCCCGATCGTCACGGTGTAGGTGCTGGTCTGCGTCACCGTCCCCGTGTAGCCGGACGCAATCTCGATGCCGCCGACGGTGATGCTCTTGTCGATGTCGCAATTCACCGTTGACGTCGAGTCGAATTTCGCGAGATCGCTCGCTCCGGGTTCAACGTCCCCGGTCCAGTTCGCATCAGCGTCCCAACTTCCAGTCGGGGGATTATTGGAGCCAGCGCCCCATACTTTAGTTGCCATTGACGGCCTCTTGTTTTGCCAAACGAATCATCTTCGGTCCCACCAGGTATCTGCCGCGTATCATGTCCGGGTTATTCATTTCGCGCAATACGTCGGCGCAATCCTGGCAGACAACCTCGGGAAACTTGCCACCCTTGACGGTGAGTCCGCCTTCGACCTCGTAGATCACGCGGTCGCGGCATCTGACGCAAGGCATGATGAGACGGGCCATATTACGGCTCCACCTCTCCGACCGCCGCCGGGAACGGCTTGTCCTGCTCCACATCGTCCTTGAGTTCGGCTTCCTTCGCGACCGCCTTGGCCTGCGTGTCCAGCGTGTAGAATTTCTTGTTGTACTCGGCCTTCTCGGATTCCGAGATCACATGGAATTGCAGTTTCGCGCCTTCCGCGCCGTGCTCGATTCCGGTCCACACGGTTCGCAACACCGTCTTGAGCCCGCCGGTGCCGACGACGGTTTCCTCTTTTATGACGTGATCACCCTTCGCGACAATCGCGACCCATTCTTTCGCCGTGATTTCCTTGCCGTCTTTGTCGTAGAATGCCATCGTCCATTGCCTCCAAAATATTATTGCATGATTCCAGTCTGCACACGGAGAACGGACGGCATATTGCGAACCGTTGATTCCGCCAGGCGTCGCCCGTCGAGGTCTATATTGATCGTCTGCTGTCCGAATCCCTGCAACTGATTCAACGGGATCACGGCCTCGGGTCCGGATTCCCCGACAAGCGCAAGCGTGGGTTGTGTGATGATCCCGCCCTCGGCCATGCCCTTGATCCCGAGAAGACCTCCAAGAAGATTTCCGAACCCGCCCCCGCCGGGCAACGTCATCCCGGGGAAGAATGACAACACGATCCGAAAGGCGACCAACTTGACGATCGCCTTCAGAATAGAGGCAATGATGTCGGCCACCATGTCCCTGAATATCTGCTTCATCACGCCGGCGAACGATTTCCCGAATGCGATTGTCTGCGCCAAAGAATTCGTGAACGTATCGAGTCCGACCCCGACGCTTTCCTGGATGGATTTCCAGGCGTCCGCGATGACCTGTCCCTGCTGTAACATCATGTAGTAGGATTCGTAGACCGGGATCAACGCCTGAACCTGCTGGCTGTTGAAACCGTATTGAACGGAAAGATTCTGGATCGCGGCCGCATACGAATTCACGACCTCCGTCAACGCCTCGATCGGCCCCTGGACGATTGCCGCGGCCGCAAGCCCGGCCTGCGCGTCCCGCAGGCCCTCGAATATCTGGGTGACATCCCCGACGGATTTCAACCGGTCAATCGCCCCAGTCAGGACATCAATCTGTTGTTTCGCGTCGGCCGCGTTGATCAACTGCTGTCCGGCGAGATTCTCGCGGCCCTGCAATTGGAGTTGCGCGGCCGCCTCCGTGAACGTCTTGAAATCGGCCTCGGCAATCTTCAACTTCGACGAAAGGAATTCGAGATCGTCCCCGGTGATCTCGAATTGCATCCCGGCCGCGACCGTATTCGTCATCGCTTCGCTGTTCGCCTTCGACAGTTTCTTCAGGGTTTCCAAGACCTTCATCGCCTCTTTGTCCTGATCCCGGAATGAAAGTGACATTTTATCGGACGATTTTCCGAGTTTGTAAAACGCCGCACCCAACCAGCCGACCGTCGGAATGAGAATGGCCAGCGCCGGAATGAATCCGCCCAATGCCGCGATGGTGGAAAAGATGATGGGGACAATGGCCGCGAATGCCGTCGCGAGAATTCCGATCACCACCAGGACCGGCCCGAGGATCGCCAGTAACGCGGCAAATCCGACGATGACTGTTTTAATCGGAGTAGAAAGCGAATCGAACCACGAAATCAGATTCGAGATCACATCGAGGAATTTGTTGGCAATCTTGATTAAAACCGAAATCGCCGGGGACAACGCGGAGGCGAAACCCCTGGCGATGTCCTGAACCCGCGTTGACAGCGCCGCAAACGATCCCTTCAGTTGATCGGATTGCGAGGCGACGACTAACGCCGCGGTCCCGATTGCGGTCAACGGCAGGGTGACTGTCCGCGTCAACCCGGAACCGATGCGTTTCAAATCCATCCCGAACGACCGGACGGATTTTGACGCCTTCGACAAACCAGAATTGAGATCGGATGTATCTACTCCGATCCGGACAAACATCTCGCCTAAATTCGCCATCGCCTCACCCCTCGGCCCGTTGTTTTGCCTCGTCCAGCATTCGCCGCAACTTCATGCGCTTATCTTCCTCGGCGTTCGTCTTCAAAAACGTGGAGGGACGCAGACGCTTTTTCGTCCATGGCTGGATCAGGTTCGCGAGCATCCACGCGTCCCTCTCACGATTCCGTTCCGTCCGCCACCGCCATCCGTCCGACATCGCCTTGATCTCGGCGGGTGTCGCCACCCAGAATTCCGACGGCCGCATTTCCAGAGGTCCGAAGGCGACCTCGGCAAGCGAATCCACTACTTCGCCGAAATAACGACCGTTTCTCCACGAGGGTTTTCGGCGTCGGCCGACTCCCCCTCGGCCTTCGATTTCCCGACGATGCCGGAATCAATCATCGCCTTCCCGACGACATCGGCTATCTGATCCACCGTCCCGCCGTTCTCAAGGTAGGTCTGGAGGAATTCCCCGACCTTCTTCTCGGTCAGGGATGGTTCCTCCCATTTCAACCCGGCCCACAGCAGGGCGCGTAAGGTCGAAATCCCGGCCTTGCCGTCGGTGAACGCCGCGCCGACGGATTGCCCCAGCGTCGCTTCGAGATCGCAAAGCGCATTGACGTCGAAACGCAACTTCCGCGCCCGGTCGAAAAACGGAAACGGTGTAGAATGACGCACGATCCCCTCCCGTCAAAATAACCGGGGGCCGATTCCCCCGGGGCGTTACGACTGCGACGACTTCGTCAACGGTCCCTTGCCCGTGAATTCGGCCGTGACGGTCGTGACGTCGTCATTGGGAGTGTTGATTTCCCAATTCGTGATCGTCGCCCGTCCGGTGAATTGCTCCAGGGTGGACCCGGTCTTCGGGATGAATTTCAGGTAGACCGGAGTCTCGGTCGTCATCAGCGTCCAGATTTCATCCTGGGCCGTGTCCGTATGGACGTACAGGAATTCGGTCGCGACCGACCAGCCGATGAATCCGGAAATCGTCTCACGATACGGAGCCGAGTCGTGGCTCGTCGCGTCAATCGGTTCCGGGGTGAAGGTCAAGGTGATGTCCCTGACCTCTCCGATCTTGTGATACGTCACCCCATCCGTCGAGGTATACAAGAGGCCCTTGTATCCCTGTATGGCGTTGGTGGACATGAGTCCGCCCTCCCTATGTCAGTCCTGCAAGGCCCGGAGGCGATAACGTGCGACGACATGCCGCAATTCGCCATCCCCTTCCCGCAGGGTTTCCGAAAAATCATACCAGGAATGAATGTTCGACCAGCCCGAGACGGCAAGGTCAACATCGCCGAAAAGACGATTCAGGTCGCCGAGAATGTCCAGCGCCTCCGAAAATCCCTCGTACACCGACCAGATATGAATCGTCACCGTGACTTCCTCGCCCGGCTGTGAATGAGTCCGGAAGGGAACGGAGGTAGATTCTCCGATCGCGACAAACGGATACGCCTGATCCTTCGGTGGGTAATCGAAAACGCCGGTGATCTTCCCCATGATCGTCGCATCGGCGGAGATCGCGGAAAACATCGCGGATTGGGCGTTTTTCAAGACGCTGTTCATCGGCCACTCCGTTTCCGCATTTCCTTTTTGATCGCGTCGGTGATCGCCTTCACGAATCTCGGCTTTTCTTCCTCGAACGACGGGAACAGAAACGGGTGCGCCAGCGTCCCATACCTGGCAATCGCCCGGCGGATCGGGAATTCGTCATCCATCCCGTGCCGTTCGGCCCAGCGTTGCAACGCGCCTTTGGGCGGCCAATGCGGGCGGGTTCCGAATTCAACGAAGGGCGCGTAGAATAAATTCGAGCCTACTGAAGCCGCCATGTTTGAATTGTAAAACAAAACCCGAATTCCATTCGGGGAACGGAGAAGTCCGGTATCTACTCCGCCCTCCGGAGGATTCCAGGGTTGAAGCCGCCGTTTCGCGTTGCGATCAATGGCGAACGCCGAGATATTCACGACATCTTTCACGGCGCCTTTCAGATCATCCGAAAATCTGTCAATCTCGGCGATCACCGATTTTTCGCCCCGGACGCTGACGTAGAATTTCACCGCCACGATCTCACCCGTTCCCTTTCGACCCAGTTGCCATTCCGTAGAATGCTTCCCGCCGTTTCGACCCTGAAGACATCGCCGCAGACCCAGACCTTGGCCTCCGCGATGTATCCCTTCCACCACGGCCGGGAGTCGTCCGTGCAATGAATTTCGTGAATCTTCTCGAACCCCAGATCGGATTCCAACATCTCCATCATTGCGGCATCTCCTCGCAGAGCAACGACCAGACGCCGTCCTGTTCCTCCGGCTGGATCGCGGAATGAATCCTGAAAATCCGATCCTTGAATTCAGCGATCAACTTCGTGATCCCATACGCCTCTATGCCCTCCGTTCCCCACCATGTTGGCGCGAACCAGCGTTCCCCGAACCAGCCATCCGGAAACCATCCCCCGACGGGGATCGCCGCCGGAATCGTCCTGACCATGATCCGATGCGTGACCCGGGTACGCAACTTGTCGGAAATGAACGGCTCGTCCCCGGAAAGCGGAATGATCCGGCCCCAGCGTTTGCAGACCTCGATCGCCGTGCGGGCGTATCCGCCGATGGAGTCCGCGGTCCTGGCGTATCGCTTGAATGAAATCCGATGCCGGAGGGACCCGGACCTAACGGCGACTGTCATGGATGATTCTCCGTCTCATGTTAACCGGAAAACGCGATATGGATTCAAAAGTGTCGCCGTCGTGAAATCCTTGAATTCGTAAACCGAACCCCCGGCGAGCAACGCCGCCGCTTCCTCGCGATGCTCGAACATCGTCGCGACAATCCGCTTGATCGCCGTTCGGATGTTGTCGGGAACATCAGCCGCCGTGGCCCCGTATCCGGCCTTGTACTCGATCTCAAGCGAATCAATGGCGCGGAGATCGGTCGGCCATATCTGGCCGTCGTTCAGGACGATTCTGCCGGGGGTGCTGTGAACGTCCGCGAAGTATGTCGCCGGAGCCACCGTCGAGGCAACATTCGTAAGCGAGTATGACTTGATGTGCGTCACGGAAACCAACTTCGGCCTGGGGACGCGGATCACCGCGGGGAATTCGTCCTGGGAATCCAGGGAGTATCTCCAGGACTGCTCAATAAACGCCCGGTTCGTGAAGTTCTCGCACCATTGCCGCGCCGCGGTGATCAACGCGGTTATCAGCGTATCCTCGGAATCCGAATCCACCCGGCAAAACGCTTTGGCTTCCGTGAGTGTAATCGGTTCGATGGCCGGCGCGGTCACGATTGACAGATTCATCCGGTTTCCCTTTCACCATGATGCCCTGGGTGGGGGCAGGAACGCGCCCACCCCCACCCGGCATCATCCCTGCAAAGTTTACGACACCGCGGCCCGGCGTGGAACGCCGCGAGCCACGACAACACCGACGGGAATCCCACCGCCGGAGAACGTCCCGGTCAGGTCGAGATTCACCTTCAGATACCGCTTGCTCCCGATGTACCCGACCTTGTACGTCGTCTCGTCCTCGCTCGTAGCGTCGGCGAGGAAGAAAGACCCGGTCGAAGTCCCGGAGATCGCGCCGAGCATGTCGGCCTCGGCAACCGCCGTGTAGGACCCGCCGGAAGTCGCGCATTCCGTCAGTTTGCCTTCGACCTTGACGGAACCCGACAGGGACGTACCAGACGCGCCCAGGAGCGCGAAAATCTCGGCTCCCTCGTATCCCTGCAGGTCAATCGCATCCGACAAAACGTCGGTCGTCGCGACCTGCGGAGAAGTCGCATGGAACGCGTTCAGGTTGTTATGAAGATCACGCATCGCCTTTTCCTCCATTCACTCGATTTTTAAATCGGGGGGGGGCCACCACGACCCCCCGCCCGTATCGTCTGCCACCTGCCCGACCTTACGTCGAGCACTTCAGCTTCTTGAACGCCTCGGCCATCACAACCTGGCCGCCGACCCGCTTCCGGGCGATGTACTCCACGATCCCGTTCTTCGCGCTCGTGTAGGGGTCCACCAGCACGGAGATGTCAATCCGGTCCACGATGATGTAGCCGCGCCGGAAATCGCCCACCACGATCGGGTAGGTATTCGAGCCCTGGAGGTCCATATCCGGGCTCTCGATGTACGGCTGGCCCAGGATCGTGTTCGGCTGGCTCGCGAAACCGGCGACCCACAGGTACTGCCCGGTCACCGCTTCCTTGAGTTTCCGCACGGCACCCAGCGTCGCACGCCGCAACATGAACGTCGCGTTCCGGGCGTACCCCTCTTTCAGCGCGTACAGGATGTCAATGATCCCGTCCGCCGTGATCGCGGAGGCGCTTCCGGAATTCACAGACGCCACGCTCGAGTTCGTCATGATCCCCTCGGGCTGGCCCACGCCGGTCCCGGTGACGAACGCCGTTCCCTCGCCAACGCCCAACTGCTCGCCGAAGTCCTCCCGCAGGAACGCTTCCAGCGGAAACGCGGAATCCTCGAGCAGTTGATTCGAGACATCCGAATACGCATACAGCTCGTGATTCGGAATCTTCTCCAGGCCAACCGTGAGGTAGGACTTCGTCTTCGTGCCGACCTCGGAGGCCCAAGCGGCCGTGCAATTGCCGGTCTTCTTGGGGATGATCAGCTCGCCCGCGACCGGGTACACCCGCGCGACCGATCGCACCGGGGAGAATTCCACGATGGTCTTGAGAATCTCCTGGGCGTACTGCGGGAACACCAGATAGCCGGCTTGCGGATCATTGCCGACGATCAGGGCCTTGGTCTCCTCGGGGGACAAATGCCGGTCGCCCTTGCGGAGGTATTTCGCGAATGCCGCCTTCCGGGCCTTGCCCTCGGGGGATTCGCCATCAGCCGCGGCCTGGCCGGCCACAGCCCGATTCATCTTGACCTCGATCTCGTCGAGCCGGGCGTTCAACTTCTCGACCTTCTCCGTCGCCAGCCCGGACGCCTTGCCGTGCTCCTTCGCCTCGGCAAGCGCCTTGTCGTTCGCCTGCTTGAATTCGGTCCATGCGGTATGGAGCGAATCCACCATCGCTTTGAGTTCGTCCGCCATTGTCGTTTCTCCCTCTCTGAAAAAAGTTACTTTTGCACCGCGGCCAACAGACCGCGGAGTCCTTCGCGCAATTCCCTTTCGGCGAGTTCCCGATGTTTCGCGGAAACGTCATCGGAGTGACCGTCATCCGAACCGGCCGGGTCCGATCCCTTGCGTTTCGCGAAATCGAGAAGTGCCTCGAGTGACTTTTTCGCGCTTTCAACGTACATCGAATTGAACGGCAATCCCTTCTCCTTCGTGATCGTCGCGCTCCCGATCACCGCCGCGAGAATCGAGTCCAGCGTCATCCCGGCCTCCCACGGCGGCGTGCGATCCATCTTCCGATAGTACCGGGCCAGATGATTCTGGACGGTTCCTCTTTCAGAATCTGGAATATCAACGCCGCCGCGGGAACCCATCAGAACCGCGCCGGCCGCGAAGATTCCGCGGGGAACCGCGGTCAGCCGGCCGTCAATGACATCGGAGATTTGCAATTTGTACGCCGTGAAATTCGTGGAATTCTCGGAATCGTACCACAGGAACGCCTGGCGATATTTTTCGTTCGGCCCGTCCGTGGCATTCGCCCATCCCCGGACCCGTCCTTCCGCCAGACGGCCGTCCCAGTCTCGATCTTCGGAGGCCATCGGAAGGTCTTGAAACGGAACGATGGATTTCACAGTCTCGATCAGGGCCGCAGAATTCGCGGGGAACGTGACGACGGAAATCTCCCAGAGGTTCAACTCCTTCAGGGATCGGACCGCGCCCTCCCAGGATTCCTTCACCGTGTCGTATCCGATGGAAAATCCGTTGATCGCGCCCTGCTTGATGAGTTCAAATGCCTCACGCGCCCGGGCGACGGCGAGATTCAATTTTCCGATCACCCGCAATCCGGACTTGGAATCCTCGATCTCCGCGACGCCGATGGGTTCCCGGGAATCG